TGAGAACATTGTGGTAGCAGTGCCTGCAGAGCGAGGGCATATTGGATTCGCTCCATGGGCACCGATTGCCAAGGAGGGAGTCTCTATCAGGATTGCTAAAGACTACATTGTGTATGTTACTGAACCTAATCCTGAACTGGCAGAGCAGTATGAAGGACTGTTTGCTACTGTAATCACACCCAAGAAGAAACTCATTGTCTGATCTAATGAACGTACCGTCTAACGAAGAACTTGTACATCTCAAGATTCAAGCAGCACTGCGAGAGCATGTGTTTGCTGAAGATCAGATGAAATATCTTGGAGAACGTGCAGGACACCACTGGTATCTGGTTGCAGGTGAGCACGAGGTTCCTGTGAGTGAGATTGAAGAATTTGAATTTGCAGGTTATGTCGATGAGGAAGAAAACAACGCCACAGAATGTGAAGGAAGCGAATGAAGCTCTCTTCCATGCTACAATGAACTTGCCCGCAGCTGCTAGGCACTGTGGGATGACCGACAAAGAAATGAAACTCACCTTTTGGGAGTACCTTAAATATCATGACCCAGACTTTAAAGTCACTGAAAACACCACTCCGTTACCCAGGCGGGAAGAGCAGAGCGGTAAGCAAACTGTTCCAATTCCTCCCCGACCTTTCCCAGGTAAGAGAGTATCGTGAACCATTCATTGGTGGCGGCAGCGTTGCCATTGAGATTGGTAAGCGTTATCCCAAGATGGATATCTGGGTCAATGATTTGTATGAACCACTCTACAACTTCTGGTGTGAGTTGAGAGACAATGGCAGAGAAATGAGAGACCAGTTGGTACAACTCAAGTATCGTTACTGCGAACCTGCTTCTGCTCGTGTATTATTCCAGCAATCCAAGGAGTATCTCAATGGAACCAAAGGTGATCAATCCGATCTTTCTCGTGCTGTTGCTTTTTACGTTGTCAACAAGTGCTCTTTTTCTGGTCTCACTGAATCCAGCTCCTTCTCCAAGCAAGCGTCAGAAAGCAATTTCTCAATGCGTGGAATTGATCGACTCCCTGAATATTCGTTGATGATTCAGAATTGGAAAATTACTAACTTATCTTATGAAGAGCTCTTTACCGACAGTCGAGACGTATTCACATACCTCGATCCCCCATATGATATTAGAGATAACCTCTACGGACGGAAAGGGTCTATGCACAAGTCCTTCGATCATGATGCCTTTGCTAGCAACTGTGATCGGTTTGTTGGTCCTCAACTTGTATCTTACAATTCGTCTCAACTTGTTAAAGAAAGATTCCAAGGATGGACAGTAGGAGAATTTGCACACACTTACACCATGCGCTCCGTTGGGTCCTATAATACAGATCAAGCAGAACGCAAGGAACTCGTCCTAGCAAACTATGAAGTGTGAAGTGACCCTATTCAAAGCAGGCACCGTCTTCAAGGAAGAGGTGATTGCTCGTGACTACCAGGATGCTAGGCAAGTTGCCCTTGCTCGTAATCCTGGCGCTACTGTTGTTGGTGTTAACGCTAAATTATGAGTTACAAGCTTACAGATTATCTGTATTCAATTAATCAGTCCAAGAAGAATATCATGGACGCTGACGAGGGTGCTGTAAAAGGTTACCCTCCTTTTATTATCAACAAGTGCATGTCGCATCATACCGATGCAGTCTTGTTCGCCAATGAAATGAATAAGCATCCCGAATTAGATAAGAAGATGCAATATGATTTCTATATAAATAGTTTGAAACCTAGGAAGCGTTACGCTCCTTGGGCAAAGAAAGAAACTCTTGAGCATCTTGAATTGGTGAAGCAATATTATGGATATAACCATAACAAAGCACTTGCCGCTCTACGGATTCTCACGAATTCTGATCTTGAAAAGATAGCAAAACTATTAGATACAGGCGGAATAAGATGACAACTGAAATTGAAGTACAGTGGCAACCTTCGGATATGGTAGAAGTGAGTCTGTCTGAACCAGATGACTTTCTGAAGGTTCGTGAGACTCTTACCCGTATCGGTGTTGCTTCTAGAAAAGAACGCAAACTATACCAGTCATGCCACATTCTTCATAAGCAGGGCAGATACTATATTGTCCACTTCAAAGAACTGTTCGCACTTGACGGCAAGAAGACGAACTTTACACAGAATGATGTTCAGCGTCGTAATCGTATTGCTCAACTGTTATCTGACTGGGGTCTAGTTTCTATCGTAGAAGCAGAGCGTATCGAAGATATTGCTCCTCTCAATCAGATTAAAGTGCTGTCATTTAAAGATAAGGATGATTGGATTCTTGAGTCCAAGTATAATATTGGGCGTAAGAAGACCGAGGTGTAGACAACCAATCTTTAAAAGTGTGGTAAATACTACCACACTTTTTTTATGTGCTCTTATAATTAGTAGTGTAGAAGGTGTGGGACCTAGGTCCCCCTTTTACGCCAAAGGATGCCTTCGGGGTCCACACAAAAACACTCGCTAACTATAGGAGTTACTCATGAACAAGTACGCCTGGGATGTATATTCCCCTCACTTTGTTGGGCTCGATGATATTTTTCATCGCCTAGATAGTATGTCCTCCCACAATACTAACTACCCGCCCTACAATTTAATCAAGCATGACAACAGTAAGTTTACTATTGAAATTGCTCTGGCAGGATTTAAACCAGAGGAGATTGAAGTCTCTACAGAATCGAACCTTCTCAAAGTTGCCACAAAGGATGCAAAGAGAGATCCTGATGTCCAGTATCTCCACCGTGGAGTATCGAGACGATCCTTTGTCAATACGTGGCAACTCTCGGACGATGTTAAAGTCGATCAGGTCTCGTTCGTAGATGGAATGCTGGTAGTTCATCTAAACAGATACATTCCAGAACATCAGCGTAAGATTGTTTATGATATCTCTGGTAATAAAGAGTTGTTACTCGAATAAATAATTTCATATCGTCGCCGCACGGGGGCAACTGGCAAAATCCAGTTGACGCCCCCATTTTTTTGTGGTAAAATTAAGTCGTTCAATATTTTTCCGTTATGGCAAACGCTATTGTAGTCCTCAATGCTACTGGAGAGAAGATCATCTGTGATCTCCAAGAAGTTCGCGAGGAGAACAAAGAAGATGGCAAGCCCGTGTGCCTTGTCATGATCCGTCCCTACACCCTACAGATCGAAAAGTCTGAAGAACCTGGTCCCAATGGTCAAGATGTTCAGGTCCGCTTTAACAAGTGGTTGCCCTACTCTGCTGACACCCAGTTCAAGATTCCTTTCGCTGCTGTCCTTGCTGTAGGCACTGTTGATGCTGGTCTTGAGCAAGCATATGCACAGACAGTTGCTCAAGCAGTCGCTGTAGAAGAAGCACAGGCAGAGGCGCAGGCACAAGCAGTAGCAGCAGAGACTGGTTTCGTTCCTTCCGAGGAGGTGCCTGATGCTGAAGCTGCTTCGGTTTGAGAATCGCTGGTTGATCAGCGAAGTTGAAGAGATCCCTGGCGTTGAGTTCGGGGATCCCGATTGTGTGCTAAAATACCCCTATGAGGTGACGGAGGACGGTCTCACGTCCTTCCCACCTTTCTCCGATGAACGTGAGTTGGCGGTCAGATCTTCAGACATCACCTTGATTGCTGAACCTGATGGCAAAACCGCATCGCTTTATTACGAAATGAAATCTGAATGAAGTTTTACACCAGTGTCCAGCAGACGGGTAACACTATCCTAGTCCGTGGATACGATCATGGACTGCCTTTTGAAGATCGTGTCAAGTTCAACCCTACACTGTATCTTCCCTCTCAAAAACAAGAGAAGTGGAGAACATTAGATAACAAGTGTGTTCGCCCTGTCAAACAGGGCACTATCAAGGACGCTAAAGAGTTCATCGAGACTCACAAAGAACTTCCTGACTTCGAGATCTGTGGTCAGACTCGCTTCCTCAATCAATATATCTTTGAGGAGTATCCTGAAGAGGATATGCAGTGGGACATGAACAAGATTCGAGTCTTTACCCTTGACATCGAGACTGGTGCTGAAAATGGTTTCCCAGACATCGAGTCTGCCGACCAAGAAATTCTACTCATTAGTATTAAAGACTCCACAACTGGCAAGATTACTGTATACGGTTCGCGTCCCTTTGTAAGCACAGAGAAGGACGTGAACTACATGCACTTCCAGACCGAAGAAGGTCTGCTGAAGGCATTCCTGCATGACTGGCAGGCAAACTGTCCTGATGTTATCACTGGATGGAACGTACAGTTGTTCGATATGCCCTATATTGTAGGTCGCGTTGAGCGTATCCTTGGTGCAGGATCTGCAAAGATCTTGTCGCCTTGGAAGAACATCTATCAACGTGAGATTTACATCAAAGGTCGTAAGCAGATTGCATATGACATCACTGGTGTTGCAACACTAGACTATCTTGAGTTGTATCGTAAGTTTACTTACACCAACCAGGAATCATATCGTCTGGACCACATTGCATTTGTGGAACTAGGACAGAAGAAACTAGACCACAGTGAGTACGATACCTTCCGAGAGTTCTATACAAATGACTGGCAGAAGTTTGTAGAGTACAACATCATCGACGTTCGCCTGGTGGACAGGTTGGATGACAAGATGAAACTCCTAGAACTTGCTATCACCATGGCATACGATGCCAAAGTGAACTTTGAGGATGTGTACTCACAGGTTCGTATGTGGGATAACATCATCTACGTGTATCTTGCACGTCAGAACATTGCAATCCCTCCTAAACACGCCAACACAAAGAGTGATAAGTATGCTGGTGCATACGTGAAGGAACCAGTCCCAGGCATCTATGACTGGGTGGTCAGCTTTGACCTTAACTCACTGTATCCTCACCTCATTATGCAGTACAACCTCTCACCAGAGACGCTACAGAGGCAACGCCACCCTAGCGCAAACGTTGAGAGACTACTGAATCAAGAGGTAGATACTTTTGACTTGCGTGGTCAGACTCTGTGTGCCAATGGTACGCTCTACGATACCAGAAAGCAGGGGTTTCTCCCCAAGTTGATGGAGAAGATCTACCAAGAACGAACCATCTACAAGAAGAAGATGCTTGCTGCCAAGCAGGAGTATGAGAAGAATCCAACGGTTGCATTGCAGAAAGAAATCTCTCGCTGCAACAACATCCAGATGGCACGTAAGATTCAATTGAACAGTGCTTATGGTGCTATCGGTAACGAACACTTCCGATACTATCGTTTGGAGATTGCAGAGGCAATCACACTATCAGGTCAGTTGTCTATTCGTTGGATTAGTAACAAGACCAATGCATACTTGAACAATATTCTGAAGACAAATGATGTTGATTACGTTATTGCTTGCGACACCGATTCTATGTACCTTAACCTGGGTCCTCTGGTGCAAGAGGTATTCAAGGGACGAGAGACAGATGATGAAGTCATTGTTGGGTTCCTTAACAAGGTGTGTGAGGTGGAATTTGAGAAGTTTATTGAAAGTTCTTACCAAGAGCTCGCCACTTATGTTCGGGCATACGCGCAGAAAATGAAGATGAAGCGGGAGAACATCGCTTCCAAGGGTATCTGGACTGCCAAGAAACGATATATCCTCAACGTCTGGGACAGCGAGGGTGTTCGTTACTCTGAACCCAAGATGAAGATCTGTGGTATGGAGACTGCACGTTCATCTACCCCTGCGTTCTTCCGAGACAAACTTCTCAAGGCATACACTATCATTATCAACGGTACTAATGATGATGTCATTAATTTCATCGACGAGGTGAGAGAAGAAACCAAGAAGCAAGACTACCAGGACATTGCATTCCCTCGTGGTTGTAATAACCTTGACAAGTATAGTTCTCGTCATGATATCTACGAGAAGGGTACACCAATTCATGTGCGAGGTGCCTTGCTTTACAACTGGTATCTCAAGAAACATAAGATCACGCACAAACATGCATTGATCCAAGAGGGTGAGAAGATCAAGTTCTTGTACTTGAAAGTTCCGAACCCTATAATGGAGAACACTATCTCTTTCATGGGTAGGATCCCTACCGAGTTCCAGATCGAGAAGTACATCGACCACAAACTACAGTTCGAGAAGTCGTTTTACGAACCTCTCAAGAATGTGCTAAACTGTATCGGTTGGGACTCCGAGAAAACTATTTCACTACTATCATTCTTTTGATTATGGATTTTTTATCATCCGTCCTGAAGGACACTAAAAATGAGTTTGCTTCTCGTGCATCTGACGGCATCGCTGCTGGTGATGTTGAAACTTTTGTTGATACTGGTAGTTATATCTTTAATGCCCTTGTTAGTGGTTCGATTTTTGGAGGTATTCCTTCCAATAAAATCACTGCCTTGGCAGGAGAATCAGGCACGGGAAAGACTTTCTTTTGCCTTTCTGTCGTTAAGTCTTTCCTTGATGCTGACCCTGACGCTGGCGTCCTATATTTTGAAACCGAGTCTGCCATTAGTAAGCAGATGATTGAGAGTCGTGGCATCGATGCCAAGCGTATGGTCATCTTCCCTGTCAACACAGTGGAAGAGTTCAGGACCCAGGCGGTCAGGATCATCGACAAATATATGGAAACGCCCAAAGAGGATCGCAAACCCCTGATGTTTGTGTTAGACTCTCTTGGTATGCTAGCCACCAACAAAGAGGTTGAGGATGCGTCCAATGACAAACAAGTCAGGGACATGACCAAGGCACAACTTATCAAGTCTTGTTTCAGAATCCTTACACTCAAGCTTGGCAAGGCTAATATACCAATGTTGGTTACTAATCACACCTATGATGTCGTCGGCGCTTACGTTCCTACAAAGGAAATGGGAGGAGGAAGTGGTCTCAAATATTCCGCCTCTACAATCGTTTATCTCGGAAAGAAAAAGGAGAAAGATGGAACGGTACTCATCGGAAACATTATCAAATGCGAGGCTAAAAAGTCTCGTCTGACCCGAGAGGGTTCCAAGATCGAAACAAGACTGTTCTTTGATGAGCGTGGTCTGGAACAACACTATGGATTGCTTGAGCTCGGTGAGGCAGCAGGTCTGTGGAAGAATGTTGCTGGTCGATATGAAATCGGCGGCAAGAAAGTCTATGCCAAACAGATCCTGAAAGACCCCGAGCAGTATTTCACACCCGAAGTTCTTGCCGAACTAGATAAACAGGCACAGAAGACATTCTTGTACGGAGCAGACGATGACGGAGAAGCTTGAACTCTCAATTTTGAGGAACCTGCTTTGCAATGAGGAGTATTTTCGTAAGGTAGTCCCCTTCATCAAAGGTGAATACTTTCAAGAACAATCAGAGCGAGTCCTCTTTGAAGAGATTCAAGATTTTTCTAACAAGTATGATAAGTATCCGACTAAAGAAGTCCTAATTATCAACCTTAATCAACGCAATGACCTTACTGAAGAGACTTTTAAGGCGAGTGTTTCGCAACTCAATTCACTTTCTCAAGAATATATTGAGACGAAGTGGTTGGTTGACGCGACGGAGAAGTGGTGTCAGGAGAGGGCAGTCTACAACGCCCTCCTTGAATCTATCAAGATCGCAGAGGGAAGCGGTGAACAGAAAGTATCAAAGGATGCGATCCCGAGTATCTTACAAGAGGCTCTCGCAGTATCGTTTGACGAACACATCGGACACGATTATGTAGACAACGTACAAGAACGATACGACTACTACCACCTGGAAGAGAACAAGATTCCATTTGACATTGAGAAACTCAATGTCATTACTAAAGGTGGTCTGCCTAACAAGTCACTGAACATTGCACTCGCAGGCACAGGCGTAGGTAAGTCTTTGTTCATGTGTCACATGGCAGCATCATGTTTATCCATTGGATTCAATGTGCTGTACATCACACTGGAGATGGCAGAAGAAAAGATCGCTGAACGTATTGACGCCAACCTGTTGAACGTCAATATCAAGGACATTGGTGAGATCCCTGAATCTATCTACAAGTCTCGTGTTACAGAGATTGGTAGAAAGTCTCAAGGTAAACTTATCATCAAAGAGTATCCCACTGCATCAGCACACTCTGGTCACTTCAAAGCATTGTTGAGCGATCTTTCCCTCAAGAAAGACTTCCGCCCCAACATCATCTTCATTGACTATCTGAATATCTGTGCCTCATCTCGCTACAAAGGTCACATCGTCAATTCATATACCTATGTCAAAGCGATTGCAGAAGAGCTACGAGGTCTTGCTGTCGAGCATGACCTTCCTATTGTATCTGCTACTCAAACCACTCGTAGTGGTTTCGGCAATAGTGATGTCGATCTCACTGATACTAGTGAGTCTTTTGGTCTACCTGCTACTGCTGACCTCATGGTTGCTCTTATTTCTACTGAAGAGCTTGAGCAGTCAGGTCGCATCATGGTTAAGCAACTTAAGAATAGGTACAATGATCTCACCTATTACCGTCGTTTCACGGTGGGGATTGACAGGGCGAAGATGAAGTTGTATAATGTTGATGACTCGGAAGGAGAACTCACCGCTTCCGATCTTCCTGAAGAGGAGACCTTCGACCGCCTTGACGACATTTCTAATAGGCAATCCAGACTAGACAAATTTTCCGAATTCGTAATCTAATGACAATCAATTTCTCGCGCTATGAAAAGTTTGTATCGGGTGTTACGTCCGATGCTTCAACAAACTTTGTTGACTTTGCTGACCGTATTGTTGAACTTGATAGAAAGGGTGCCAACATTGAGCGTCTTCTTACTGCTGGTGTTGGGATCAATGCTGAAGGTGGTGAGTTCTTGGAGATCATTAAGAA